GTATGAAGGGTATGAAGGCGAAGCTCACCAGCGCCAAGACCGCGAGCGATCCTAACAGCCGTATCAACAAGAGCTTGAGGGCATGGAACTGTTAAATGGAACTCTTGATATGGAACATAGTCCTCAGCGCGGTGGTGGGGCTTATGGGCTTCTTTCTTAAAGGGAAGATCGAGGAATTGGACCGCCTAGGCATCCTCCTCAACAAGACCCGCGAGGAAGTCGCACGCGATCATGTCACGCGTGCGGAAATGAATATCACCGTAGACAAGCTCGGTGAGCGGTTTGACAAGGCATTCGAGCGGCTTGAGGCCAAACTCGATGGGTTAAATAAGAGAGGTTGATATGCGCAAGAAGATGAAGAAGTTTTCGGCAGGTGGCGGCGCTCAAGGGCGCTATGACCGTCGTATGGCTGATATTGAAAAAGATTTTGCTAAGGCGTCCAAAGGCAAGACTGGCCGCGCTGCGGAAGTAGCTGCTGCGAAGCGTGACCAGCGTATCGCTGATGCGAAGGATGACCTTGCTAAGCGCACTGGCGGTGACCGCACACAGACCCGTGCGGCTGAGAAGTCTGCCGAACGCAATCTGTCGATGACCCGCAAGTTCGGCGCAATGAAGTCTGCTGTAAAGGCGGATGATGTAGCTAAAGTTAGCTCTACGGATGACGTGTTGAAGTCCGTTCCGAAGCCGCAGATGGCAGCTAAAACCCCTGCGCCGAAAGCGAAAGCGAAAGCGAAAAGCCCCTCGGGTGGGTCAAGTCGTATGGGCGACCAAGGCTTTGCGTATAAGAAAAAAGATATGGATAAGATCAGGGAAAACGCGCCTACGCACCGTCGCTACGTACGTGGTGGAAGCCACTCAGGAGCCGCTGCGGATGGTACAGCCGCCAAGCGACTTGAAGCCAAAGGTCTGAGGACTGGGGACACAAAAGGCACTGGCACCAGCCGGATGGATGCAGCGGGTCGCGGACTAACCGGCTCTGAGCGCGCACGCGCGCGGGGGGCTGCGGCTCTTTCGTACCTGAATCCTTTCAGCTACCTTGAAAACCGTGCGACTCGTTTGGACCCAAGCGAAGTTAATAAAGCTGCAGGTGGCGCAGTGAAAAAGAAGCCGAAATATGCAGCCGGTGGCGTCACCAAGGTCATGCCGACCGCCAAAGAAATGGGGAATTTGGGTATGAAAAAAGGTGGTAAAGTTAAGAAGGGCATGATGGTCAAGAAAGCCGGTGGCGGCAAGTGCTACGCCAAGGGCGGTTCGGTCTCTTCTCGCGCTGACGGTATTGCTCGTAAGGGCAAGACCAACTGCAAGACCTGCTAATGCGCCCCTCCCGTGGTATGGGTATTATGAATGCTTCCAAGATGGCTAAGGGCGGCAAAGCCAAACTCAACATCTCCAAAGCGATCAAAAAGCCCGGTGCACTCCGTGCGCAGCTTGGCGCTAAAAAGGGTGAAAAAATCCCGGCAGGAAAGCTAGCCAAGGCTGCTAAGGCTCCCGGCAAGCTGGGCCAGCGTGCGCGCTTCGCTCAGCTGCTGAAGGGCTTCAAGAAAGGTAAGTAGGTGGCGCGCACGGACGAGGCCAAATGGAAACGCATAGTTGCTAGTGTCAAGGCTGGCGGCAAAGGCGGTGATCCGGGTCAGTGGTCCGCGCGCAAAGCCCAGCTGGCCACCCAGCAGTATAAGAAGTCTGGGGGCGGATATTCCGGCCCCAAGACAAAAGCACAGAAATCGCTGTCCAAATGGACGGATGAGAAGTGGGGCACCAAGTCGGGCAAACCCTCGACACAGGGGCCGAAAGCTACAGGTGAGCGGTACCTCCCCAAGAAAGCACGGGAAGCGCTGACATCTTCCGAATATGCTGCTACAACCAAGGCCAAGCGTGAAGGTAAAGCCAAGGGGCAGCAGTTCGTGAAGCAGCCTAAGGCGATAGCCAAGAAGACTGCGAGATACAGATGACCACGACCGGCACTACAGCATTTAACCTTAACCTCAACGAGCTTGTCGAGGAGGCGTTCGAGCGCTGCGGTGCTGAGCTTCGCACGGGTTATGACCTCAAGACTGCGCGCCGCAGTCTGAACCTGCTGACCATCGAGTGGGCCAATAAAGGCATAAACCTGTGGACCATCGAGCAAGGCTCGATCCCTCTTGTGCAGGGGCAGATCACCTATGACCTACCTGTGGACACCATCGACCTGATGGAGCATGTCATCCGCACGAATGCGGGCACGACGTCGAACCAGCTTGATATCAACATCAACCGCATCAGTTCTGACACCTACATCACGATCCCGAATAAGAACGCGCAGGGTCGCCCCATTCAGGTGTGGATCAACCGTCAGTCAGGTGCGCTCGAACCGGTGACTGGCCTAGCTTACCCGCAGATCAACGTGTGGCCTGCTCCGGATCAGAGCAATTACTACACATTCTTCTACTACCGGCTGCGCCGCCTTCAGGACGCCGGTAACGGCGTCAACACGCAGGACATCCCGTTCCGTATGCTCCCGGCGCTTGTGGCTGGCCTTGCCTACCACCTGTCGATGAAAATTCCTGACGCCATGCAGCGCACCATGATGCTTAAGCAGATGTATGACGAGGCTTGGCAGCAGGCAGCAGACGAAGATCGAGAAAAAGCTCCCCTGCGGATAGCTCCGCGTCCGTCGTTTATCTAGGAGATGCAATGCCTAATCCATTCGCCTCTGGTAGGAAGGCCATTGCGATATGCGACCGTTGCGGGTTCAAATATAAGCTCAAGGAGCTTCGCAGGCTTACCATAAAAACCAAGTCGACGAACATCCTCGTGTGTCCGTCATGCTGGGAACCTGACCAGCCGCAGCTTCAGATCGGTATGTATCCGGTCGACGATCCTCAGGCGCTGCGCAATCCGCGCCCAGATGTCAGCTACCAACAGGCTGGTTTGACTGGTATCCGCACGGAAGAGTTCTCACGGCCTCCCGCTAACGTGCTGGCCTTCGGTACTCCCAGTGAAGGTAGCCGGGTAATTCAGTGGGGATGGAACCCTGTTGGCCTTAGTAATCCTTTGGGTTTAACTGGGCTTCCAAATACGCTATTATCTACAGGTCAGATCGGCACCGTGACGGTGCAAACGTAGGAGTAAGTCATGGCTAAAGGTGGTAAGACTAACGCACAGATGCTGAAGATGGGACGCAATCTGGCAAAAATCGCTAACCAGAAGAGCGGCAAGAAGCCGAAGAAAGACATGGGTAAGGTGGTGAAAAATGGCTAACTCAGATAAATGGTCGTTCCTCCCGGCAAGCGCTAACCCGCTCCCGTCGCGTAGGCAGCAGCCAATGGATTACACGGTCCCTATGGACAATACAGGCTACCCCAACAAGGTTGCCAACACACAGACCATGCGTATTCGGGGCACTAAGCTCGCCACGAAGGGTTATGGCCATAGCACGAAGATGGGCTAATGAACTACGCTACTCTGTTCGAGACGATTAAGGGATACGTTGAAAACGACTTCCCGAATACCCAGTGGGGCGACACCGCTGGGTCGGGGACTGTTACGTTCACGAGTCCCGAACAGATTAACACGTTCATCCAGCAGGCTGAGCAGCGCATCTTCAATATGGTCCAGCTTCTGGACCTGCGGAAAAATGTGACCGGCCTTGTTACCTCGGGGAACCGGTATCTGTCGGTACCTACCGACTGGCTTGCTAACTTCTCGCTGGCAGTGATCGACGGGTCTGGGAACTACAGCTTCCTCCTCAATAAGGATGTCAGCTTCATCCGGGAGTCGTTTCCCAATCCGAGCGCCACTGGGCTTCCCACCCACTACGCCTATTTTGACGAAAACTCCTTCATCCTAGGTCCTACCCCGGACTCAAACTACTCGGTAGAATTGCACTATTTCTACTACCCGCCGTCCATTGTGACTGCCGGTACGACGTGGCTCGGGGATAATTTCGACAGTGTATTGCTCTACGGGTCGCTCCTTGAAGCATATACCTTTATGAAGGGTGAAGCTGATGTTATGGGGGTCTACCAGCAACGATACGACGAAGCCCTGTCCATGCTCAAACAGCTGGGCGAAGGTAAAAATCGTCAGGATATGTATCGTACACAGCAAGTGAGGTACCCCGTCAAATGATTACAGAAATCGAATCCGCCATTGGCACCGTTAAGATCATGACCACGCAGGGGCGTGGTTTCTCTGCGGAAGAACTCGCAGAGCGTGCCTTGGATCAGATTATCAGTGTGGGCGACAATGCACCCCCGGTGATTGCGGATCAGGCCCGTGCCTTCCGTGAAAACCTGCGCGAGGTGCTGGTCTACTACATGCGTGAGGCTATGCGCTCGCGGAACGTGACTCTGGCGAATAAGTTTACCCAAGCTGGTTTCCCTGAGCTTGTAAAACTGATCGACTCCTAAGGAGATTATTTATGCCTATCGTACAAGCGATGTGCACCAGCTTTAAGGCAGAGATCATGCTCTGCGTGCACGATTTTCGTAACACGGGTGGCGACACCTTCAAGATGGCGCTGTACACCTCGGCGGCTAACATCGACGCCAACACCACGTCGTACACCACGACCAGCGAAGTAACCGGCACGAACTATACAGCGGGTGGTAACACGCTCGTCAATGGTGGTGTCACGGCTTCGAATACATCGGCCTCTGCGGGTACGGGTTTCACGACCTTCAACAACACGACTTGGGCAAACGCGACCATCACGGCTCGTGGCGCTCTGATCTACAACAACACTCCCTCGGCTAACGGCACGGCGAACACCACGCTGACCAATGCTGCGGTAGCGGTGCTTGATTTTGGCGCGGATCGTACCTCGACTGCTGGTGACTTCACGGTTATCTTCCCGTCAGCCACTAACACCACCGCTATTATCCGGATCGCCTAATGATCGAAGAACTCATCGCCCGGGTATTTTACGCCCGCAATGTTGCGCATTTTGAGCACTGGCAGGCCAATGGCGTCGGTGCCTATGCGCGGCATACGGCGTTGGGTGGGTTCTACGAGGGCGTCATTGACGCCCTAGATACGCTAGTAGAGACGTATCAAGGTGCCTTCGAGCTTGTCGGTACGATCAAAGCGCCGAAGACCAAGGCGGAAGAAATCCTGCTGATCCTGATTGAGGATGCTGATTGGATCGAGAAGAACCACGAGAAAATTTGCAAGGGTAACCGCGCAGTCGCCAACCTCGTAGACGGTGTGACGAGTGTATATCTGACCGCTATCTACAAACTACGGAACCTTATGTAATGCCTTTTGTCGTCGCTGACCGCGTCCGGGAAACGACCACTACCACTGGTACCGGCACCATAACGCTCAGCGGGACTGCACCTACTGGGTTCCAGACGTTTGGCACAGCCATCGGCAACGGCAACAATACCTTCTACACCATCGCTGGCGGGTCGGAGTGGGAAGTCGGTATCGGCACCTACACCGCTGCAGGTACTACGCTATCTCGTGATACTGTGCTTTCATCTAGCGCAGGCGGCACGACCAAGGTTACCTTCTCTGCTGGCACCAAGGACGTGTTCGTCGACTACCCTGCCGGTAAAGCGGTATATCAGGACGGCTCGATCACAGCTGCCCTCGGCACCGTAACAGCCCCCAGCTATAGCTTCACTGGGGATACGAACACCGGCATGTTCTCCCCCGCCGCTGACTTTGTTGCGCTCAGTACTGCAGGTGTCGAACGCCTGCGCATCCGCAGCAATGGCCGGGTTGGGGTGAATGTCGATCCCGGGTCACAGTTCCAAGTCCGTAGCCCAGCCAGCGATACGATGGCGGAGATCGCGGTCCTTCAAGCTATTAACGTCGCAGGGACAGACTCGCACGGACTTGCGGTATCTGCTGACCCCACAGCTAACATCGTGCAGCTTGCATCGACTGGTAACAACGTCGGAGGTTTTACCTTTCTTACCGGCGGTACAGAACGCATGCGCCTCGACAGCGGGGGCAATTTTTTAATCAACGCAACCAGCGGTGCAGGGCAACTCACTGTGAATAGTGGTTCCGGTGCGGCTTCGATACTCCTGACTAACACTAGCACCAGCAACCCTTACCTCCAGTTCGCAAATGGCAGCTTCATGCAGGGCATTTCGGACGGCTCTTTGCGCCTACGCACGACCACTGCTTTCCCGCTAATATTTGATACCAATAGCGCCGAACGCATGCGTATTGAGGGTACAGGTGCGGTAGTACTGCCAAAACTAACCCTGAGCACCGATACACCGTTCCTCACGGGTGCTAACATAAACTCAGGCGCGAACCCTCTTGCCATAGGTAGCACGGGGGCTACCGTTACAGCTTTCTTTACTAACAACACCGAGCGCATGCGCATTACCAGCGCAGGGAATGTAGGTGTTGGCACCACATCACCCGCGAGCAAATTTCAAGTTTCCGACAGTGGCGGGTACGGAATTGAACTTAGTCCGTTAAGCGCGGGCTTCGCAAATATTCAAGCCTACGACCGCACGGGGTCAGTTTTTATCCCGTTTAGTCTAACGGCTTCATACCTCACATTCCAGACAAATGGCACTACAGAGCGCATGCGCATCACCAGCGCAGGTGATGTCGGGATCGGCACAACTGGGCCTAGTGCGAAGTTGGACGTTGTAGGAACAGGTATTCGTTCTGTACTAGCCACACCGACATCTGTTGGTTCTCCGCTTGGTTCCCAAATATACCTTGGAGACAGCAATTTTACGAGCGGGTTTGTATTACAAGGCCCCGGCATTGGGGCAGTGTATAGCGCTGCCACCAGCGTGGCTAGCGAACTTGCGTTATACACTTATAGCGGAAGCACACGCGGAGAGCGTATGCGCATCACCAACACAGGTGACGTTGGTATCGGGATCACCTCACCGGGGTCGCGGCTCGATGTTGCTGGCGCGCTCATGGTTAATGGTACGCTGTCTGTCGGGCAGACGAACAAAGCTGCTTTCCAATATGGTAGCAACGAGACCTCGATACGGTCTTACGGCGCGACAACCAATAGTGGTTTCATCACCTTTAGGACGGGTGGGGGCGGGAGCGACACCGAGCGCATGCGCCTCGACAGCGCAGGCAACCTCGGAATTAATACTACATCCCCCATAGATAGGCTCGGTGTTAACGGTGGTATCCGTACTGTTGTTGGTAGCGGTGGTACACTAACCCTGCATGAGACGGACGCTGTCCGAGCAAACCTTATGGTGGCCGGTGCGGACGCTTCGGGTTCCTATATCAATGCTACCTTTGTGACTGGCGGCAGTGCTATACTTAGGTTTCAAACCGCAGGCTCCGAGCGTGCGCGCATCGACGCAGCGGGTATTCTCAGTGTCGGCGCTCCTCTCGCTGAAAATTCCACTGGTGTTTATTCGCTACCCACTGGAGAGCTTCGTGTGAAGGATGGCACGGAGGACGGTACTTCACAGATAAGCATATACAACATCAACACCACCAACGACTCTGAGCAATTCTTTGTCGCCATGAACCTATCGGATGTCGAGCTAGGCAACCGTAGAGGTGGCTTTCTGGGGCTACGTACCAGTAACGCCGAGCGTATGCGTATCACCAGCGCAGGTGATGTTGGGATTGGTACGACTTCGCCTAGTTCAAGGCTGCACGTAAACGGTAATTTTGTCCGTATAGACCAAGCGGGTTCAAACGCGGCCTACCTTGGTAACGCAGCAGAACTGGTTACGGGCGCTCCGGCGGGTGCGGGCCTTCGCTTTGACGGAACCGCTCTGCGTATATCTGCTTCCAGCACTGAGATTGCTCAGTTTACCAGTGGCGGCAGCTTTGGGATTGGTACCACCTCACCTGCGGCGCGGCTACATACCAACGGGGGTGCGGGCGGTATAAATGCCATTTTCGAAAGCAACACTTCCGCCGATACACGCATTGAGTTCCGCAATAACGCAACAAGGGCTGGGTACCTATATTGGGATGCGAATGAGGTACGCACACTTGCGGACCCTTCTAGGTCTATAACCTCCTACACAAACGGTGTAGAGCGCATGCGTATCAATTCCAGCGGCAACGTCGGGATCGGTATAACTGCGCCAGCTGCTCGGCTGCATGTAGTAAATTCATCTATCGCTGACCAGCTTCGCCTGCAAGATGTAACGACGGATGCGACCACCAAATACGGTGTGGTTGGCGCTGCCCATTACACGAACGCGCAATCTCCTATTACCATAGCTATGTCTGCCTCAAGCTCAGGCGCTAATGCTATTACTGTTGGCGGCGGGGTCTCGACGATGACCTCCGCTACCCTTATCCAGTTCTTCACCGCTGCGACTGCTACTACATTGGTAGGCACCGAGCGTATGCGCATCGACGCCTCGGGTAACGTTGGGATTGGTACTACGCCCACAGGTAGGCTGGACGTAAACGGAAATATCCGCACTACTGTCGGTAGCGGCGGTACACTAACCCTACATGAAACTGACGCTACCCGAGCTAACCAGCTTGTTTCGGGTGCGGACGCTTCGGGTTCCTATATCAATGCTACCTTTGCGACCGGCGGTAGCGCCATACTCAGGCTCCAGACCGCCAATACTGAGCGCATGCGTATCACCGCAGCGGGTGACGTTGGGATCGGAACTACCGCACCGGCTGGTTACGGTAAACTCGCAGTAATTGGTAACATTGCGTCCAGCGCAGACGGTGCCACGGTGCTCACCATGCGCTCAACTGGTGGCGCTACCAACCTTGGCTCATATAACGCCACAGGATCGACCCTCGCATTCCAGACCAACGCCAGTGGTTCGGGCGAAGTCGAGCGCATGCGCATCACCGCAGCGGGCGATGTCGGGATCGGGACTACCGCGCCTACTAACTACACCAACTTCACCACACTCGATCTCAACAACGCTACTAATGGCGGCTTGCTAAATATCAGTAAGGCGGGGGCCACAGTCGGCTACATCCATGGTAGCAGTGGCCTTTTGATGTTGGCGAACGCCACGAACCTCGTACTACATGCGACTGGGGCTAACACCCTTCAGTTCCTCACCAACAGTGCGGAGCGCATGCGCGTGACCAGTGGAGGTGCTGTCGGTATCAATACTTCTGCTCCCGGTGCGCAGCTTGAGACATACGTAAGCGCGGGTAGTACGGTCGCTTTCCGCCTGAATACTAACTATGTCGGCGGCAACGCGGTAGACATAAACCCATACATATCCGGTGTGTCCAATGCCGGGTATTCGGTGACCGTAGGTGGTACCATACGGCAGGTTATAGACTCGTCGGGTAATACGGGTATCGGCACCACTTCCCCGTCACACAGGCTGCACGTAAACGGCAACGCCTACGTACCAATAACCAACTCTTATTACTGCTACACCGCTGATTACGGCATGGGGACACCCGCTTCATCTGGGCTTCAGATTTTTACGGGTACAAGTGATACTATCCGGTTTGGTCATATGGCCTCGGGTACGTTTAGCGAGCGTATGCGGATGGACTCCACGGGCCGACTGCTTATTGGGACTACCACTGCTGACCAGCTGCTGACCGTCGCGGGCAACATTGCTACGACCAACGGCGCTAACCGCTTCATAAAACTATGTTCTTCGACGAACTATAACTACACCGTGTCGGCGGTTGGCGATGATTTCCAGATTTTGGAAGCAGGTACCACTGCGCGTCTGACGATAAAATATCCCAACGGCGACGTTGGGATTGGCACAACTTCCCCCGCCTCGCGCCTACACGCCGCAGGGATAACGCGGATTAGCGACGCAACCAACTCCACTGCTGTTGCTATTGACCCTGTCACTACAGCGGGCCTTACCTCGATCATCGCCCAGTTTGGCGGCAGCCAGCTTGCCTTTGGCGCGGCGGGTGTAGAGAACTTCCGCATCACCTCCACAGGCGGCATTACATCTTCGAACTTGGCCGACGCTGTCGGTTATAAGGGTCTACCGCAGAACAGCCAGACTGCTGCATACACACTGGCTCTGTCCGACATGGGTAAGCATATCAGCATCACGACTGGTGGTGTGGTCATCCCTGCTAATGGCTCGGTCGCATTCCCCATCGGCTCGGCAGTTACAATCTTTAACAACAGCGGTAGCAATCAGACTATAAGTATCACGACCGACACACTGCGTCAGGCGGGGACAGCTAATACCGGGAGCCGCACCTTGGCTCAATATGGTGTAGCCACAGTCCTCAAAGTGACGTCGACTGTGTGGGTCATTTCCGGAGCAGGAGTAAGTTAATGGCTATTACCAACACTTGGGCCGTCGTGCAGATGGACGCATACCCCGAAGAAGATGGCGAGACCGATGTGGTCTTCAACGTCCACTGGACGCTGACTGGCAGCGAAGCCGGGTTCACCGGTTATGTCTACGGTACTCAGGCTGTGGGTCTCGACCCCGACGCGCCGTTCACACCCTATGCCGATCTGACCGAAGCGCAGGTCCTTGGGTGGGTGCAAGATGCTATGGGCACTGAACAGGTCGATGCCTATGAAGCCAATGTGGCCCAGCAGATTAACGACCAGATTGATCCCCCGGTGGTATCGCCGCCGCTTCCTTGGAGTGCATAATGGAAATCGAACTTAAGCTAACCGTCGACGAGATCAACGCTGTGCTGCAGACATTGGGCAATCTGCCTACCTCAAGCGGTGCGTGGCCCCTCGTAGTCAAAATCAAACATCAGGCTGAAGCGCAAGTACCAGCACAAGAAGCTGCGGTCGAGCAGGACTAAACCGTGCGGGTAGCTAGTCTGCTATTGGTCTTGGTAGCTATTACTGGTTGCCAAGACCGCTACCGCTATGATTGCCAAGACCCAGATAACTGGGAAGTGCCCGAATGCCAGAAGCCTAAGTGCGTAGCGTCTGGCTATTGCACCGAGTATCTGGTTACGACCGACGAGACTACAGATGAAGCCAGTAGATGAATGGACACCGGAGGAATTGCTGAGATTTATCGTGGGCGTGGTCCTCTCGATCACACTCATGTTCATTGTCGCTACAGTGTTGTATTCGCTGATTTTCGTGTCGCAACCAATGGACGGACAGGCACCTAATGACGCAGAGTTTTTTAAGCTGATTAACCCGATTGCTACATTCATAGTCGGCGCATTGGCAGGATTGATGGCGGGGCAGGGCAGCGGCCCCATGAATGGCAAGCCCGCACCGAAGGAAGAGGAAGAGGATAAGCAATGAGTTTTCTTAGTGGCTTTGAAAGCAAGCAAGAGGGCGTCAATGACACCGTCGAGTTCGTGGTCCGCGTGGCCATTGTAACGCTGTCTGCTGTCATCCTTGTAGTGGTGCTGGCTCTTGTCGCAGGACTTTTCTTGCCGAACGACGTCGTCGAAAGCGCCGCCATCCTCGACATGGTCAACCCCGCGTTCCAGACGATCATCGGTGCCTTCGTCGGCCTTTTAGGTGGCCTGAGCCTTAACGCCAATGCGCGTGACAAGGCAGAGCCTGAACCGGAACCCGCCGCACCTGAGCCGGAGCGTGATCCTCCGCCGCTTGATTTGACGCCCGATATGAAGTTGAAGACCTACGACGACCCACAGGGTACCGTGTTTATCGACACGTCGGACGAAGACGACGATGACGACGAGATGGAGCCGTGGGAGAAGTACCGCAACGACCTGCGCTATGACGCCAACGGCGACGGCGTAGTCGACGAAAATGATTTCCCTGATTGGCGGAGTGCTGGCAAATGAGCCTCGTAAACCTACAGCAAAAGATTGGAGTAACCGCAGATGGCGCGTTCGGTCCGGGAACACTTAAGGCGGCTTCGGCTTTCTATAAGTTATCACCTAATCGGGCTGCGCATTTCTTTGCTCAAACGGCGCATGAGTCGGGCAACTTCAAGGCGTTCAGCGAGAACCTGAACTACAGCGCCAAGGGGCTGCGCGGCATCTTCCGCAAGTATTTCCCGACTGACGCTCTGGCCAATGCCTACGCACGCCAGCCGATGAAAATCGCAAACCGCGTGTACGCCAACCGCATGGGCAATGGCCCTGAGAGCAGCGGCGACGGGTGGAAATTCCGAGGCAGGGGTGCCCTTCAACTCACCGGACATGACAACTACCAAGCCTTCGCCAACTATGTGAACCGCCCCGACGTGATGACAAACCCAGACCTTGTGGCTGGTGAACTCTGCTTTGAGAGCGCGCTATGGTTCTTCGACCGGAACAAACTCTGGGGCATCTGCGATCAGGGCGTCAATGACGCCGCTATCCTCGCGCTGACGAAGCGGATCAACGGGGGCACACATGGCCTCGACGACCGCAAACTGAAAACCAAGAAATACGCTGCTTGGTTATAAGGAGGTATTATGAACCTGAAGAAACTCATTAAGAAAGCGGCTGTAGAGCGGGTAGCTGGCAAGATTCTCCCTATGGACGCAGAAAAGCCCAAGCTGGGCAAGAAGGCTAAGCTAGCTGCAGTTCTCGGTACCGTCGCTGCTATCGCCGCTGCGGGTGCGAACTTCCTTGGCGGCTAATAATATATTATAAGCTAACCGTGACATAGAAAGGGGGGCTTACACATGTTTGGGTTTGTCCCCTTCGCCACTGCCCCCTTCTCCGGGAGCATCGCTACTGTAGGGGTAGCCGTTACTGGCGTCTCGGCAACCGGTGCCGTGGGCACCGTCACTGTTTCAAGCAACACACTTATCGGTGTGTCGGCCACAGGGTCCATCGGCACTGTTACAGTCAACGCTAAGGCAAACACCACCGCCACAGGCATCTCGGCTACCGGCTCCATCGGCACTGCTACGGTCTCTGGCCGCGCCAACACTACGCTCACTGGGGTCTCAGCTACCGGTGCCCTAGGCACGGTGTCCATATCACTACCAAGAACAGTGTTCGTGACCGGTGTGTCTGCTACTGGTGCGGTCGGTACAGCTACTGCCGTAGGTGGTTCCAAAGTAACTCTTGTTGGTGTACAAGCAGCGGGTATTGTGGCCACGCCACTTGTCTGGGGTCTCGTCGATGATAGTCAGACTCCAAACTGGCAGCCCGTGAATGACACACAAAGTGGGGTATGGACGACCATTAACGATGCTCAAACACCGAACTGGCAGGCAGTGAATGACTCTCAGACTGGGAACTGGGTGCAGGTGGTAGACGGTAATACAGTGGTTTGGGTGGAAATCCCGACGTAAGGAACGAAGATGCCAAGCACATATAGTAATATCAAAATCCAGCTTATGGGCACTGGTGAGAACACCACCACATGGGGCGACGTCACTAACGTCAACCTTGGCACGGCGCTTGAAGAAGCTATCGTCGGTTCTGAGAATGTCACTTTCGCCAGTGCCAACGTCACGCTTACCCTTACAAATACCAACGCTACACAGGTTGCGCGCCATCTCCGCTTGCGCTGCACTGGTACTACTGGGGGTGCCCGCGACCTCATCGTCCCCAGCATCGAGAAGCCCTACATTGTGCGGAACGACTGCGCCGACACGATCACGGTAAAGACTGCTGCTGGCACGGGCATAGCGGTCCCCGCTGGTAGAACCATGTGGGTATACGGTGACGGTACGAATGTCGTCGACGCGGTTACGCATCTCTCGTCGCTCACACTGACCACTGCACTCCCTGTCTTGCAGGGCGGCACGGGTTCCAACACTGCTGGCGGCGCGCGGACTAACCTCGGTGCTACTACAGTAGGCGGTAACTTTTTCACGCTGGCTAACCCATCAGTCATAGCGTTCACTCGCATCAATGCCGACAACTCGGTCAGCACTCTGGACGCCGCGACTTTCCGGACTGCTATCGGTGCGACCACGGCAGGGGGTAACCTATATACTCTGACCAACCCGTCAGCCATTGCGTTCCTTCGGATCAATGCTGACAATACCGTAAGCACTCTGGACGCTGCGACTTTCCGAACTGCAATCGGAGCGGGTACTGGCAACGGTACGGTTACCTCTGTCGGCGGCACCGGCACGGTCAACGGCATCACTCTGACTGGCACCGTCACTTCCTCAGGCTCGTTAACTCTTGGCGGCGCTCTGTCAGGCGTCAGCCTTACCACGCAGGTTTCGGGCACGCTTCCCATCGCCAATGGCGGCACTGGGTCCACCGCTACTGCCTACTGCAGCTTGACGACTAACGTTACCGGTACACTGCCTATCGCCAATGGCGGCACAGGGGCTACTACCGCACCTTTGGCTTTGACTGCTCTAGGTGCCTATCCCGCGACAAACCCCAGCGGCTACACCGCCAACACCGGCACGGTGACTTCGGTCGGCATGACGGTCCCGGCATTCTTGTCGGTGACGCCTGCCAGCATCACTACCTCGGGTACTTTCGCTGTCACTCTATCGGGCACTGCACTACCCATCGCCAAT